ATCGGTGCCTCGCAACCGCCCGTGACCGTGAGCGCCGTACCATCGGCCTTGACGTAGCAAGTGCCCGCAGTTTTCTGTCCCATCAGGAACTCCAAATGAAAGCGGCCCGGACAAAGCCGGGCCGTAGTCGTTACAGGAGAACCGCGTTACGCGGCTTCCGGGTATTGCAGGCGGAATTGATTCACCAGCGCGAAGATGCGCAACTGGTTGACATAGTCCGGCGGGAACAGCACGTTGACGCGGTTCGGATTGTTCGCGTCGCGCTCGACGATCAGGTATTTCGCGAACAGCTCAGCGTTCTCGACGATGCCCTCTCGCTCCATTTCGCGATAGACGGCGATCATTTCCGCGCGAATCGTCTTCGGCGTGACGATGGCCGCACCTTCACCGAACTGCGTTCCGTCGTCGGCCAGCTTGTGACGCCCGAACTTGCTCGTCACGACGCTACGCAAGCGACGCATCGAATAGCCGATCTGATGCATCGTCTCGCTGTCGAGATACGAGTCATCAGGCTGGCCGTAGGCGTTGCGCTGGTACGTCGTGATCGCACGCTCGATACGCACCGATCCGCCCTCGTACGTCTGCGTCGCGATGCCGTTCGTGAGCAGCGATTGCCGTTCGTTGAGGATGAAACGCTGACCGGCTGGAGCGGGCTTGATGCCGTTTTGCTCTCCCGTCTGCGTCGGCCGCCCGACGTCAGCACTGGTGAACACAGCGGTGCGTGCGGCGAACGATGCCGCCCAAAGCCACACCGGATCCGGCGACGCTGGTTCGAATCCCTCGATGCTGATGTGCCCATCGTTGCGTGCTCGACCGAACGGCACCAGCTCACCCATCGTGCCGCGCCGGGCGGTGTAGACGTGCCCGTACAACTGTTGCGCGTACGACCACCGGCCAATCGTGCCGCTCATCCAGTCTTTCAGACCGTCGAGCGTCGTGACGTCGGTGTAGGGGTGCCCGATGAATTCGAACGGCTCGTCACCGACCAGCGCCTGAATCGACACGATATCGGGCGCTCCCGCGCCGCCGGTAGGCTGCGTGATCTCGACCACCAGGCCGGACGGGGTACGCTCGTTCGCCGCAATCCCTTGCTGATTGACGCTAAGACGCACGTCATTGCCGGTTTCGCCCTTCCAGCGGCAGGCGAGCGTAACGGTAGCGTCAGCAACCGTCGCCGTCACTGGCAAGCCGAATGCGGCGTTCACCGCGACCGAAAGTGCAGTCGCCGTTTCCGCTGCGGTCTGGCCGATTGCGACGGCCACGTTAATGCGAGTCGAGCCGACGTAGGCGCTGACAAGCCCAGCCTCGGTCGCCGTGCCGGTGAACTTGATCGTGCCTTTCGCGACCTGGCCGACCGTGATCTTGACCGGCACAACCCAGATCTCGCCCATTTGGTCGATCTGCCGCCATTTGGCGTACATCGCCGACAGCATCGAGCCGTCGCCGCCCAGCGCCGACGCGTCGGCCGCGCGAGAGACCAGTGTCAATGCGCTCGCCACAAGGTCGACGTCGTCATTGACCTGAGCGATCAGCAGGCGACGAAAAGTCTGCTCCCCGCTATTCGCCATCGAGTTATCGACTTCGCCGTAAAACAACGGCACGCGTGCATCATTCGGGATCGTAGAAAAGGCGACGGTCATTGCGTTTCACCCTTTTGCTTGCCTGCGACCTTCGGCTGTTCGCCCTCCTTCAAGTCGCCTGCGTTGATGGCCCGCAGCCAGTAAGTCGTTCGCGGGACGGCCCGGCCAGCGGCCGGAATATCATCGCCGCGATCCGGGTCGGGAACGACTCGCCCCTCCACCGGCACGACGAAAACGGTGCGTTGGTTCATGTGTTCAATTCCTCTTTGAGAGTGATTTCGATTCGCCCGTCAGGGCCGTGGTGCGACAGGTTTTTGTCGAACGCGGGGTCGATAACATCGACGTTGATCGTGATGCCCTCGAGCGGAGGCAGGCCTGCAAGGAACCAGTCGTGCCAGGTCTCCGGGTCTCCGTTCACATCCGCGCCCCCCAAGTTGAATTCCATGGCGAACCCGAAGCGATACAGAATTCGTTCGCGGTTGAGCATCAGCAAGCTGCCGCCCTGATATGTGATCGGCCCCCACTGGGCGTACGGAAGCAAGCCCACAAGTGCGCGCCAAAGCGATGCTCTGATTGCATGCAACTCATCTATTCGGGATTGGCCTCGAGCGTCTTGCGTGGAGATCACAACAACCACGTCGAACTTCTCCGTGATCAATTGCATGACGGCGTTTTGCGTCAGGTTGTCGCTGGCGTCGTCCTGCGTGGGCACAACATAGGCGGCCGGAAGATCCATCAGGCCGGCGTCGCGTGCTGCTTCGAACTCAATTGCCGCCGCAACGCGGCCGGCAAAAGTCGGGCAGTGCTCCCGCAGGTGAAGCACGATCGGCGTTACCTTCATGGAAAATTCCTATTTGATGCGCAGAGCGGACCCAAGCGCCACACGAAGAATGGACTCGACGTCGCCAGCCTCTGCCTGCAACGCGTCGACCATGTAGTTGTCCCGAGGCTCGACACGCATGCCAGCTCCGGTGCGCCGCTTCACGCCGTAGTGAAGGTATGCCGGGTAGTACCAGCGGCCCATAGCTGATGTTTTCTCGGGTCGAACTCGAACAAGAAAACCCGACCGACTCACCTTAATGCCAATGCCGTCGCGCAATGCGCCGGTACGCACCACCGGGTAACGCGCGCCTCCCCCTCCGGACGACAAATCCCTCTTGGCCCGCCTCTCAATAAGGCGACCAATGGAGCGCATCGCCTTACGAATCTCCTTCTTATCGAAGTCGACGCTTTTGTCGAAACCCTCGTACCCGTCCACATGCAGATAGAAGCCAGCGTCGTTAGCCATTGTTCACCTCCCCAGGACTATCGACCCTGCGCTGCTCTTCCACCTCCAGGATCGTTTCTCGCTTGGCATGCTCATGCTTCGCGCGCTGCACTCGGTAGACCCACCCGTTCCATACCACCTCATATTGCGTGGTGATCGCAGCGAACAGCCGTATACGCATCCGATGCGTCACTCGCTCATCCGATTGAACCGAAGCAGCGTATGCCACAGCACCAACAGGCTTCACCTCGGCCCACCGCTTAACCTCGCCGGAATATCCGGGGGTAAGTCCAGCATCAAGAGCAGGCGAGTCGGTTCGTTTCCGCAGAGCAATACGCGCATTCATGCGCCCTGGCTTCGCGCTCATAGCGTCACTGCCCGGTATCGGTCAATCAACCCGGCCGCGAATCGCCCTGGCAACGCAAACGTTTGATCGGCAGTGGCGATCTCACGTTGCTCGTACAACGTGCCGAGCACCAACTTCATCCATGCCTTGCACGACTCCGGAACGTCCACAGGTCGCAAGAAAGCGCCGCACTTGAAGTCGATAACAACTCGCTCGCCAGTTGGCCATGCTGCGCGCGGAATGATGTACGCGCACTGCATGAGGCGAACTGTCGACACATCCATTTCCCGCTGCTGGCCAGTGCTGTCCATGTACCTGACCGCGATCAGCTCGACCACGTCATGCCATAGCAAGATTCGCCCGCAAGGGAATTCGTCCAGCGTGACGCGACATGTCTGTGTCAGCAGCGGGCGGTTGAGCTCATGCTCTAGCAGCTCGCGCGCCGCCGAGATCGCGCCCATGATCAGATCGTCCTCATCGCCTTCGTCAACCCGCAAATGGAGCTTGGCTTCTTCGAGTGTGAACGGCTCATCCGGCGGCGCCTCGATAGTTCTCGGCCGCGCAGCGCCGACCGTCCCCGGGAAAAATGTCTTGTCGGCCATCTCAGCCTCGATCGTGAACGGGGCACTCTAACGGAGCGCCCCATCATTTCAGGGAGGATCAGCCAGCAGCCGGCCCCATCTTCAACGTTTTCACGGCGCCGCCGACGTCGATCAGGTTGCCGCCCTGGCGGTTGAATGCGACGAAGCCCACTTGACCGTTCAGCGTGAACGCCGAGTCGGTCATGCGGAAAATCGTCAAGTCCATCACCTCGCGAATGAAGTAGCTTCCGAAATCACCGAATGCGATCGGCAATGCGCCAACAGCCACGTCCGGCATTTCCTGAACGATGTGAATCGGACGGTTGAGCAGGCGGTCGGGCGCCCCGCCCGGATTGCCCTGCTCATAGCCCGGCACGAAGATCGGGCGCTTGTTCTCGTCTTTGAGCTTGCGGATGTCACGCAACGTCTTATCGTTGAATACCCAACCCACGCTCGGCCGCGCGCGATATACCGGATCCACACTGTGCTCAAGATCGACGAGTTCGTCGTATCCGATCGCGCCGCCAGCGCCAAGCGTCACGCCAACGGATGCGGCCGTGAGGAACCCCATCGGTTGCTGATTGCCAGTTCCGACCGTGTAGTGACGCCCCGTGATGCGGCCGATACGCATCGCGAGCAACGCCTGAATGTAGGCGTCCATGTCAAACATGCTGTCTTGAATCAGCTCGAACGGAATGGCGATTGACTTCGACGAGTACTTGAAGACGTCGACGACGATGTTCGCAAAGGTCGTATCCCCCTTACCAACCGGCTTGTTCTGGCCAACGATTTCTCCCTCTTCCGCCGTCGCGTCAGCGGCTGGGAAATTCATCGCAGCACCGGTACCGGTGCGAATCGTGCGGGCGACCTGACGAATGCCGCCATACATCTTCATTGCCTCGGTCAGTTGACGATAGTATTCGGCGGCGACGGTATAACCGCCTTCGCTGCCCGTCGTCGTCGACATTGCCGCGCGAATGTCGGGCGTCTGTCGCTCACGAAGCGCGGCGATCTCTTCTTGACTCAGTGCGTTGAGACCGCCCATCAGGTAAGCGCGAAGGCCGGCCGAGTTTTCGCTATGTGCACCGGGCGTGCGGGTAACAACGTTTCGCAGGCCGTCCGGGTTGCCATTGAGCGCGTCGGCAGCGAGACGGGCCATCAACCCCTCATGACGCTGGATCTCCGCCGAGATCGTGTCGATCTCGCGCATACCGTCGTCGTAGGCCGTCTGCTGGACATCAGTCCACTTATCGCCCTGGTGATTCTCAAGCAGGTTGTTGAGGTTCTTGGCGAGCGCGTCACGACGCTCCCGCAGTGCCTGGATGCTTTTCATACACTCTCCGATTTTGGAAATAAAAAAGCCGCCCTAGTGAGCGGCCTCAAGACACGACGCGGGAAAGGCGTCAGGTTCGTTGTGCGAGATCAAGCCGGCGACGCATCGCCGCGATATCCGGGAGTGAGGTCGGAACCGTCCGGGATTGCTCTGCAATCTGCGCCGTCGGCGCCGGCGTCGGGAGCAGCTCAGGAATTCTTTCGCGCTGCTGCGGTGACGTCGGCGCGTTGTTGTACGCCGAGAGGTTCCACGCCGTTGCATTCGCCGCTGGCGCATCGCCCGCGATCCGGTCTGCGAAACCCTTTTGCACAGCGTCATCGGACGAAAACCACGTTTCGGCTGCCATCCATGCCAGGATGTCGGATTCATCTTGCCCGGTCTCCTTCGCGTAAGTGCGGACGAGCGTCGCGTCTACCGCGTCGAGCAGCCCCGCCATTTCCTTGAGCTCGTCGGCGTTGCCCATCGCAAACGCCCAACCTTTGTGAATCATCACGAACGCCCCGTCGCTAATTTCGACCTCATCGGCCGCGAGCATCACGAAGCTTGCGGCGCTCGCCGCGACACCATCAATGTGCGCGATGACCTTCGCCGAATGACCGCGGATCGCAGTCTCCATCGCGCGAGCGGCGAAGATGTCACCACCGGGACAGTTGATGCGAAGATGAATCACGTCAGCAGTGATCTCGGCAAGCGCCCGAACAAACGACTGCGCCGACACCCCCCCCCACCAATC